TGATACAACATATGTGAGTATAACAATATTACCATCTGAAAGAGCAGAACCTATAACACCATCACCAAAATAAATTTCAAATAATCCAGCCTCTACCTCTTGCAAATAATAAACATTACTTGATGCTGTTACTTGTGTTATATCTGTAGTTTTTGTATATGTTGTTGTGGTTGAGTCAGAGGATGATGTTTGAACTTTAACTGTTAGTGTGGTAGTGTCTGCTCTATTGTCAGTCAATAAAAATCTCTGATCAATATCAGAGCTATCCACAGTATATCTTGTCGTTATAAAAGTTCCTTCGTAAATATCTGTATTAAGAAAAGGAATACTATTACCAGTGTTTGATTTTGTAACATCTGTGATTGTTGAAAATTTATAAGTTGTACCATCTACCGTTGTATTAAACACCGTTCCAGCAGGCATCGTTAGAGAACTATCAGTTGTGTTTAGAGTAACATCTATAATTGCTTTAGAGGCACGAGCAGATGTTGGTGTGTATCCTAAAGTTTTTGCGTGAGAAACAATACTAGACCTAAGAGATGAACTATCTAGAAACATTTCGTTTGCAAGCATATTTGCATTGAAACCTATATAATGAGTATTGTACGCAAGAACATCCAAAAGGATATTCATACCAGAACCTTCAAAATCATAGTCTGTAAATTGATCTTGAGCTTTAAGGAAAGTTTTAAGGTTAGTCTTTACCTCATCAAAATCAAATTCTGTAACTTCTAATCTTCTGTCATTTGTTGCCATTATCGTAATACCTCTAGAAATACTGTCATGTCTACAAGTTCAGTAGGTGTATTCACAACAAAAAACTCTATGGTCACTTCATATTCATTACGATCTAAATTAGGTAAAGCTCGAACACCAATCAATCTTGCTCTTGGTTCAAAGTTCTCTATAACATCTTCTACTTTTCTTGCCAGAACAACAGCAGTAATAGGTGTCATATTTTCAAATAACATATCTCTTATACCAGAACCTATTTCTGGATGAAATGGTTTCTCGTAAAAGTTAGTTAATACTAAATTACGAACAGACCTTTTCACTGCTTCAATATCTGTTATTTTTTCTATATCATTTGTACCGTTTTTTCTACTAAAAAATAAATCTAAGTCTCTATATTGACGAACATTTCTAGATATGTCATTTTGAGATTGTGCATCACTTAAAGCTGCATTTGACGTAATATTCGACATTGTGGACTCCTGTTCTATCTATTTATAACAGATAGGATTAAGTTTTCATATGATAACGCTCTGGTTTTTTCCATCCAGCCTCTTGTGCGGTTACCCGAATAAATGGTTTATTACTTTCTGTCTTTGCATTAGGATTTGGAATTGTAACCATAACTCTTTTACCTTTAGAAAAAGCTTTTAATTTATTATAAGTAATTTCTAAATGTGACCTTTCTCTTCTCATAGATTTCAATATATCTTTACGAACATTATTACGTTCACCTTTACTTGTTTGAGTTGCTCTCGATTTTTTCTTTCCCATTATAGTGTCCTTTCACTTTCACTTATGCGTATCTCATTTACTATAGCATCTATGTTGTTGTGCCAGTGGTCTAAAAATTTATTCACTCTAGGATACTTAGGTTTCATGTCCATCGTCTGCCAGACAAACCGTTGTAGTATATTCTCATAATCAGGCATCCAATAATATACATCCAGTGTGACCAAGATTTTTTTTCTTATGATAATCATAATTACGTTTTCGCATAATTAGGATCATAAGTTTCATTATATTTGTAAAATACTCTAACTCTTTTATTATATTTTCTATACGTTTGGTAAATGTAAATTACCTTTCCATCTGTACCACCAATAACTTCAAATTCATCTTTTTCGTATGGCATTGCTTGTTTAACAAGAGGGCTTTCACCAATAAGAAATTCATTTACGTTCACAATCGTACCATCTGCTTTAGCGTGCTTTTCTCTTTGGTCATCTGAAACTAAACCTTTAATTCCTACAATTTGTGTAGGTTCAAAATTTAATGTTACCTTTAAAAAGGTTCCATTGTCTTCCCAATATCCTACTCCTGGCGGGCCCCAATATTTCTTTTTTGTAAGTTGTTCTATAAAAGTATCTCTATGTGTTACAACTCTATTTGAAAATCCTTTAGAACTTATATTTTTCCTTGTATCACCTTCCACTGCTTGATCTGGTGTTGTAACCTCTTTGGTTATGACTACACCTCCAGAGGATTGGCTAATCTTTTTAGACTTATCAGAAACCTTATAGACTCCTGCATCTGCTGTCGGTAATGTTTCAGATGTAGTATATACAGCATTTATTGCAGCAGTCTTTGCAGCAGCAAAATCTGAATTTTCAGTGAATGTTGAAACCTCTTCAATCACTGGATCAATAGATGGTAACTTGACAGCATTTGCTTTTTGTATAATATCTCCACTTGGAGATAACTCAAAGTTTGGAACAAGACCAGATAGACTTGTATCCGTTCCAAATGCTGATGCAGCACTGGAAACTAAACTATCCAAATCAAAACCTCCAGCTGTAAGAGCAGAACCAAAATCTGATTTTATACTTGCAAGTAAATTTGCAGATTGTGTTGGGTCAGTTAATCCACTTAAACTTTGTAGTTGACCTTGAAGATTTACATTAGGAACACTAAACCCTTCGGGAATAAGTGATCGTAAGTCACCAGTGACACTCGCTAGTTGACTTGATATTGCAGACGTTGCTGTAGAAGCAGCAGTCTCTAGATTTGCTAGTGCATCAGCCTTCGCACTCTCTAAACCAGATAGTATACTATTAAACTTCGTATTTGTTGCTTGTAGATTAGATGATATTAAATCCATTTACAATGCCTCCACTGGGTCTGTTCCAGACGTTCTTGATGGTGATACTGAGTGGGTATGATCAACTTTTCCACCTTCTTTATCAACATAGTGATCACTATCAATCTTTTCTTTGAAATCATCAACGTAATGGAATGTTGCAGCTGCATTATACTTAATTCCAGCAATACCTGTAACCGTATCTGAAAGAGTTCCACCAACTGTTCTTACCGCATTAGTGGTCACTCTAGTTGTTAAACTCCCCACATTCAATTCTGGCGTACCAACATCTATCACCATTGAAGTTGCAGACCTCATATCTATCTTATCACCAGACTTAAAGGACATGATACCAGAAGTTGTTACACTATTCATATTTGAAGTAGCAGTTAATAACATATCATTACCTGTACTAAAAAGAGTATCTGTTTGAGCATGTAAAGTTAGATTCTTTCCAACAATATGTGTCTCGTTTCCAACTATGTTGATATCTACATCACCTTCGCCTGGACCTGCCTGACCTTCAAGAGGCCCAACATTACCTCTTACAAATCCTTTGATAAAGAAACCGTGATTACCGTTGATCTCTTCTTCAAGGTTGCCTCCAGACTCACCAGCACCAACTCTTGTTCGTAGATTCTTATGTATCTTTTGTGTGTAGTTTCCCTCTACCTCTAAATGGTAGTCTCCTTTGATAAGCTCTCGCACAGTTCCTACGGTTGTAAGGTTTACGTTTCCTTGTATCAACACATTTGAAGCACCAGCAATAATCTCATAGTTGTCACCAATAACCTTGACTACCTTTGAGCCGTCTGGATGTATCTCCTCAAAGGTTCCTGCCTTGTGTTGAGTGAATAGTCTCTCTGCACCTGGGCTGTCATCTATCTCTCGTATATGACCAGACTCAGATTCAAACACATGGTTGTACGGATATTGAGCAGAGGTATATGGCTCTGCTGTATTTGATATTCCTTTTGGTTGCGGTTCCTCAAAAGTACCTCTTGTTTCTTGTACAGCTTCATCAGAAACAGATTTAAGATATGGTTGAGTTGCGGTAGGAATAGAAAGTACTCTCTGCTCTCTACGAGCAAATAAAGAATCATGTGTTTCAGACGTTCTTCCTTGTGCAAGTCTGTTTGTATCTGGCTCTCCAACCCCATGACCAGAAGACATGGTGTAAGTATCACCATCTACAGGATATGGCCCATAAGCAGGATCACCTTTGTAGTATTTTTGTTTTGCGTTTTTACTTCTTGGATCATTGAATCCTAATGATGGGTCTGCTGAATTTGATGGCACGCCAGGTAAACTACCCATAATAACAAGTTGTTGTTTCTCTGGGTCACGAAAGAACCCAACAACCCAACTTCCCTCTACAAGAAAGGAAGGAGTGTTTCCCATGCCATGCATACAAGGATCAGTAACAGGATGCATGACAGCGGCCCAGGGCAAATCAGTTGTAGGTAAATCAACTACACTAGAGGAGTGGTATCCAAGACAACGGACACGAACTCTGCCCAAGGCAGAGGGATCGTTACGGTCTTCTACAACCCCAACGAACCATACAAATCCGTCTTGTCCCATAAAGTGACTTTTTTCAACCATATAAACCTCACAAACTTATGATATTATTTATAATGATTAATGTAAGTCTGGATCACGGCCTAGGCCTTTAATTGGTATTTTATATTCTTCAATTTTAAATTTATTATATGAACCACACCTTGGTATTTGTTCATACACTGCCCAAGCTTCTTCATAGCTTGTTAAGTTATCATATATTACTTTTTGGGTAACAATATCAACAATTTTAAATTGCATAAAGGATATTTAGACAAATTTTTAATTAAAGAAACTCTTTTACAGAAACATACTCTACTCCTGTAAAGGTTTTTATCTTAAAAAACACAGAATCTTCATGCTTTTCTTTCACTGGAACATACTTTTTGGTCTTTTTAGACCAATATTCTACCTCACCATTTCGTAAACGAACATCATCATATGAGTCTGAAAGAACTTCAGTAAGCTCTCCAGAGAAAATATCACCAACTTCATTTTTAAAACTTACTTCATTACCAATCTTTAACATTAGATGTATCTTTCTTTTTATCAACGGTTACTTGTACTGTACGATCTTCCCAAGCTTGATGCTCAGCAGCTGCCTTCATTTTATCTCCACGTTTCTTTGCAGCTTTTAACTCCTTAACAAACTTTCCTGCTTTGGAATCTCCTTCTGGAGTTGTAATATCAGTTTCTTTTGGCATCGTAATGGTAGCGTGATCTTTCTTATGAAAACCATCTTCAGAAATATTACTTCCTCTACCTTGTTGCCATGCATTATCAACACGTACAATGGTAGAACCATCTTCTGCTTTATCAATTAATGTGCCATCACCAAATCTATCTGCAACGGCATCAGTGACAGCCATACCCATCTTTGCTTCAAAAGCTTTTTGTTCTGTTAAAGCCATTGCTGCTGCTTGATCAACTATTTCCTTCTCTTTCATATTAGGATTTTGTGCTCGAATCAAACCAACGTATTTGTTAAGCCTTTCGCTTAATGCGAGAAGTCTTGGATCACTCATTTATATAACTCCTAGTTACCATGTTTCTTAAATTTTTCCAAATTAGCATTTGGGTCTACTGGAAAAGGTGTTTGTTCTTCAAAACCAAGCATCTGTTTCCAGTTATAATGAACAACAATCTTTTCATTTACAACAGCATCATAATATTCTTCAAAAGAATAATGAGTGCCGTATCGTTCATTGTAATAACCTAGATGTTCTTCCATAACAAGCTGTTGCCAAGACTTACTTTCACCAGAACTTTCTGATTCACCGTCCTCTGCAACAATAGTCTCCTCTCCATCATCAATCAGAGAGAGAACTTCTTCTTTTGTCAGTCCCAACTTCTCTAATTTTTCAAGAGCAGACTTTCTTAGTACATTATTGTCCATTTAATACCTCTTCCAAATTTGGTTCACTGAAATTTTCGCCTTTGAGAATTTTACCATCTTCTCTATATATGGGTTTACCGTCATCTCCTAGCTTACTCATGTTAGAACGATGCACTTCAGTGAAGCACTTGTCAAGGTCAATACCAAAAGCATGGCCTGCGCCATAGACTACGTATAGAATATCAGATAGTGCGTCTGCAACATCCACAAGATTTCCAGTGGCATCACAACACGCCTCATTAAACTCTTCCACTTCTTCTTCAATCAAGTCCATACGTAGTTCCATTGTTTTAGCTTTTGGCCAGTCAGGTTTTGTAACCACTTCCTGTCCAAAGGCATCCATAAACTCTTTTACTTTATTAAAATTAGTCAATTACTTTTCTTCCTTTTCATTAGGAGAGCCATACTTAAACTCTGTTTCAGCTGCAATATTCAGATCATGCATCAATTTCTCTGTGAAATACTTTTCGGGATTTTTGAGTATCTCTTTACCATAGAGCTTTGCACCATCCACATCATAGCGAGTGCCAACTCTCTTGAGTATCTCGTACTTCTCTGCCAGTTCTAAAAGACCATAGTAACGATCAAGACCCTTATCATATGTCAGCCGAACATCCACCATCTTATTCTCTTTGGTTAGCCTACTCTTATGATTCTTACAGTGAATGATATTACCGATAACATCAGTACCATCTTTTTCTTTTTTCTTACTCAGATACACAATAGAGGAAGCCGCATACTTCAGT